ATCTTGTTAAACGGAGATACTTTCTGTTTAATGCAAGGTGCTTATGATCCTCGTAAAAGCAAAAACGACATAAGACCTGAACACAACAAAGCAAACTACTTAGATGCGGTTGTAAACGATGCTATTGAATGGTTTAGCCCTTATGCTCATTTGATTAAAGTTGTAGGTTACGGAAACCATGAAACCAACATTTTAAAGCGTCAAGAAACTGATGTAATTGATAGATTTGTTTTTGGTCTAAATTCTAAAAACGTAACAAATATAGAAGTAGGCGGTTACGGTGGCTGGATAGTTTATCAATTTAGAAGATCAAACACTCTTCAAAATTATAAGATTAAATATATGCACGGTTTTGGAGGCGGTGGAGCAGTTACTAAGGGGACAATTCAATTTAACAGAATGTCAACTTATGTTGAAGGTGCAGACATGATTTGGATGGGACACGTTCACGAAGATCATGAACTGACGTACACCGTTGAAAGAATAAACTCTCATTTAAATGTTGAGTTAAGAGATATTTTAATGATTAGAACTGCAACTTACAAAGAAGAATATAATCAAGGCAAAGGAGGTTGGCACGTTGAACGTGGGGCATCTCCTAAGCCTACAGGCGGCAGATGGCTTGAGTTACATCCTCAAAGAATTAGAGAAGAAAAAGAATACATTAAAATCAATGCTTTTACATATAAAACACTATGAGAATTAAAGTAAACTTTGTTTTTCAAGAAGAAAACATTGATCCAATATACAAAAAGTTGGGGTTAGAAATGGATGCAGACGCTTTTGAGATAGTAGAAGAAGGTTGGTTAAACCTAAATCACGTCATCGCTGCGTCAGAGTTTTATGAACTTACACAAGTTTATTGCACAGGTGGTCACACTTTTTTAATAGATTTGCCGTTAAATGAATTTGAAGCACTATGGACGTAGTTAACAAACCTGCACACTATCAGGGTAAAGTAGAAGCTATAGATGCTATCGAATCAGCAATGACAAATGAAGCATTTAAAGGTTATTTACACGGTAACTGCATTAAGTATCTTATGCGGTATACTCGCAAAAATGGACAGGAAGATTTACTTAAAGCACAATGGTATCTCAACAAACTTATTGAAATCAATGGCAAGAATAGAACTCTCTAACATTGACTACATCCTAAAGTGGGAAGGTGGTCTAAGTAAGCACAAAGCGGACACAGCAGCACGTCACCCAGTTCCTGACGGTAGCGGATATCACACGAACAAAGGAATCACTTGGGTTGTATGGAAGGGAATTTTTGGCTCTACAAATGAGTCTATTGAATCTTTTTACAAGATGCCCAAAGACAAATGGATTCAAGTGTATCAGAGATATTGGGACGGTTTAAACTGCACGAAAATTGAATCTCAGATAATAGCTGAATTTTGGGCTGACTTTGCATGGGGTTCAGGCATAGGCGGTTCATCACGTCAGTTGCAGCGTTTTCTCAATTCTCACGGATTTAATTTGAAAGTTGATGGTAAGATAGGGCAATTCACAATTAGTGCCTTAAATAGCCTTATTGAGCGTCGTGGTGAGAAATGGGTTTTTGAATCTTGCTACTCTTGGAGAGTTCACTTTTTGCAAAGCCTAACTTCATTTAAAGACTTTGGAAAAGGTTGGATAAATAGATTACAAGACTTCTATATTTACGCACAAAGACGTTGGCAACCTTAGACGACATAGGCAAAAAATTTAGTGACTTTAATCCTTCTGGTGATAAAGGGATTCAAGGCATTCTCCAAAATTGGGGCAATGAACTTATTTCTAAATTTCGTGCTAATCTTCAGAAGAACAAATCTCTTGCATCACGCAGACTTTACTCTGAGATAGAGCCTGACATTTCACCAACGAAAACAGGCTTCAGTCTACAAATTAAAATGCTTGACTATTACAAGTGGGTTGAAGACGGTAGACCACCGACAAGAACAAACACGCCATCTAACCCAACGCTTCAAAAATCTATTGAGCAATGGATCATAAATAAAGGAATTCAAACAAGGACATCCAAAAATCAATCACGAGCAGCATCGGTTAAAAGCCTTGCTTACGTTATAGCAAGAAAGATTCACCGTAAAGGCACTAAGGCACGTCCATTCATTTCTCCTGCATTGAATGACAAGATGTTGCAGACTCTTTCTGACAGAGTAGGCAAATATATCGCTGATTCTTTAGCGTCATAGTTCTGTCAATAAAGAAAAATATTTTTCTATTATAGAAATTTATTTTATCTTTGCTGCATGGAACTACAAGAAATCATAAATCTTATTAAAGTAAAAAGAAAGCACGGACTTGTGAAACGAGTATCCGAGCAAACAGGCGTGTCTATGCCTACCGTACGCAAGTATCTTGACGGTGACGTTATTAATCCAAAGGCTATGTTAGTAATTAAAACTGCATTGGAGGAGGTTTCAAAATGAAAAAATTTATATTAACACTAAAACGTATCTTTTCTAAAGAAAAAGTTAACGGCACTGCTGAAAGTAAACCAACTTATTCAGAGGGAGACCTTGTGAACCTTGTTTGGATGATTGAAAAATTAAGACATCCAAGTAACAAATGCACCATGAACGAACTTTTAGAAGAAGTTAACAAACACTTTGATGGGTTAAAAGGTATAAGGGAGGTTTCAAGATGAAAGTCGAAGTAAACGTATATGTACACGACAAAGAGGTTCAAGTAGTATTTGATGACTCTTTTACTTTTACATATGATAGAATGGAAGTTGAGGACGCAATCATTGAACACTATTTCAAGAAATTTGAAGAGGTTATTTCTAAGGATGAAGATAGTAGTCCTTACGAGGTAACTTTTAGAGTAGACTTAGAACATATAAAAGAACACGAGCTATACAGAGTAATTCAAGAGACACTATGAAAACATCAGAGAAAATAACAAACCTAACGAAGGCAATGTTTTGCTTTCAGACCAAAGTATCAGCAGTTAAGAAATCTGCTAACAACCCACATTTTAAAAGCAAGTACGCTGACCTATCGGCTATTCTTGAAGTCATTAACCCTATTATGATAGAATGCGGTCTACTGGTTACACAACATCCAAATGAGGATAGTCTTGTGACTACAGTTTACCACGCTGAATCAGGCGAATGGATGCAGAGTGAACAAGTATTGCGAATGAAAGACTTAAACAACCCTCAGCAACAAGGCTCTGCCATTACTTACGCAAGACGCTACGCATTAGCTTCTATCTTTAATCTCAACCAAGAGGACGATGACGGAAATACTGCAACAGGCTACCAGGTAAAAGCAGTCAAAGAAGAGATGACACCTAAACACCCATTGTGGAAGAAAGCAGTTGATCATATCGCAAAGGGAGGCTCTATTTCTGACGTTACTGACAAGTACATTGTAAGTGCAGATAACATTGCAATTTTGACCGCTACTAAATGAATGATTCAAAACGGATGGAAATTACAATAACACAACAGGAAGAACTTTGGCAGGAAGCGAGACTATCTCGCTTTACTGCCTCAGAGATTCACAAGCTTATGGGAAGTTCTCGCAGCGGTGACACACTAAGCAAAACTGCTGAGACATTTGTATACGAAAAAGCAGCAGAGATTCTCACAGGTCAACGAAAAGCCATTTACGGAGATGCTCTTGAATGGGGTAAGCAATATGAACCTGATGCCTTTAACCATTTCGCAAGAATTACATTTGATGAGTTTACCTACTACGGAGGCGAGACATATGTTTTTATCCCATACGGAGAAAATAGCGGCTATTCTCCTGACGGTTTGAGTAAAGATGCCATACTTGAAATTAAATGCCCTTATAACTCAGCAATTCACCTAAAAAACTTTACTATCTACGATGCCGATAGTTTAAAGGCTTTGCACCCAGAGTATTATTGGCAAATGCAGTTAGGAATGATTGCAGCAGATTTAGATAAAGGCTACTTTGTTTCCTACGATCCACGAATGCCACAAGGAAAGGTCATTCACGTTGCTGAAATAGAACGCCATTTAGTCCAAGACGAGATAGACGAGAAACTAAATGCTGCTGCTGAGTTGTTGAATAATGTCATCAGATTGTAATTATCTTTGCAATATTGAAAAAATATTTTGCATTTAAGGAAATTAGGTAGATATTTGAACCATGACACAACACCACTATTTTCAAATCGTTTGTATTCTATTCTTTGCAATAGCGTACTTACTATGGTATCTTGCAATTAAGGTACAAGAGTTTAACCAAGAGCAAAAAGAAGCTGAACCATTCCAAGAGCAGGAAAGACCATATGTTGATCCTGCTCACTTTAACGAGGTAATGAAGCACCAGGCTAAAGTTAGAAAAACAATGTACAGAGGTAAAACTAAATTATGAAACACTTACTATTAAACACACAACAGTACAACGCAGTAATGAAAAGCCATTTACTGTATGGTAACATTGACTACGCACGTTTTAACGATCCTGATTTCGCTTTTGGTGGCTCAGGACAATTTTGGGTTATATATTTAAAAGAATTAATAACACCTACAATGGCTTTTGATATAGCATGGTACATAAAAAAGTAAAAACTATGAACAAACTAATTGAACAAAGAGTGGCATCGGTTTTACTGAACCACTCAGAAGCGCGAGACAACGACAATGTTTTGCTCGTAGAATTTTGGAAAATGGAAATGAACGACAACGATAGCTACGCCTACAAAACGCATGAATTTTTCAATATGCTTTATCAGGGCAAAGTGACCAATGCTTCAACCATTTCAAGAATAAGACGTAAACTGCAAATGCACTACCCTCATTTAAGAGGTGAACGCTATCAAAAGAGATTAGAAGAACAAGACAAGGTTAAACAAGATTTAGGATATGAAGTGGAGTGATGAAGAAATTGCATATTTAAAAAAGTATTACCCTATTTTACACACGAGCAAAATAGAAAAGCATCTAAATAGGAGAAAGACTGCTATAAGAACAAAAGCCTGTGTTTTAGGAATTAAGAAAACTGAAGAGTGCAAAATGAAGACTTATAAATTACCAAATAGCGGACAGTTCACTAAAGGAATGACATCTTGGAATAGTGGATTAAAGTTAGGCAGTTCTTTTGGAGGCGTTAGCACCCAGTTTAAAAAAGGACAAGTGGCTCACAATAAGTTGACACCTGAGATAAAAGAAGTTACATTATTAATAAGAAAGATTAAGCGTTATGCCAAAAAACAAAATTGAAGATTTGAGAAACCATTTATTTGAAGCGTTAGAAATGCTAAAGGATGGAGAGTTAGAAGTAGACAAAGCTGAGGCTATTGTCGGAGTTGCACAAGTAATAGTTGAGACCGCTAAAGTAGAGGTTCAATATATTCGTGCATTAGAAACAAATAAACACACAGGATTTTTGCAATTAGAAAATAAATAACTATATTTGCATACACCAAATCAGAGGGGTAGTAACAACACCTGCTGCCTCTCTTTTTGTAAATAGCGAAACACAACCATGAGAGAGATGGTTAAGTTAAAAGATATTTGCCTGTAGTTAATAGATGTCTCTCTCACATCTATTTTCTATGGGCATTTTTTATTTATGAGAGAGTCAATGATAATTTATCGCTCGTTCTATGATGCTATCAAAGAGCTTGAGCCACTACACCAAGCGAAAGTTTGGGAAGCAGTTTTTGAGTACGGATTAAACCAAAATCAAATTGATTTAAGTGGTTTGCCATCTACAATCTTTAAACTTATTAAACCTCAATTAGATGCAAATTTGCGTAAGTATGCAAATGGCAATAAAGGAGGTAGACCAAAGAAAGCAAAAGAAAACCTAACTGAAACCAAAATAGAACCTAAGCATAACCTAAACGAAAGCAAAGTAAAAGCTAATGTAAATGTAAATGATAATGATAATTATAATATAAAAGAATACAAAGAGAGTTTAAATTTATGGTTACAGTACAAGAAAGAGAAAAAGCAAACGTATAAACCTACTGGACTTGAAGCATTGAAGAAAACAATCGTTAAAGATTATCCAAACCCTTTAGACTTTACAAACGCTGTAGAGTATAGCATAGCAAATAATTACAGCGGTATTTATCCACCAAAAAAGATAACTTTGCAAACGCCAACGATAACACATAAAAGAGCAACATTAGATGATTGAAATAGAAAATAGCATAATAGGACAAATGTTTCTTTATCCTGATGCACACAACTTTATAATGAAATTAAACCCTTTATGGTTTAGCTCATTTAGAAAAGACGTTGTAACTACAATGCAAGAGTTTTATATGAGTAATGAGCCTGTAAGTTTAGCCTCTATTGGTTTACGCCATCGTGAACATATAAGAGAGATTGCAACCATGCAAAATGTTGTAACTACAAACGTCAATTTAGAAAAAGAGATTCTTCAGATTGAGATTGCTTACAAGAAAAACAACATACAATCTAAGATGGCTTATTTTAATTATGACCGTGATCTAAACGAAATAATAAGCGAAATCAATTTGATGTTGCAAGAGAACACCGTAAGTGTTGGTCAGAAAGCAAAAGTAATTTCTTCAGTAGCAGGTACGGTAATTGACACTTTATACGAGGCAGTTCAAAGAGGAACTAACATGACAGGCATAAGCACGGGTTGGAAATACCTTGACAAATACATAGGCGGTTGGAATAAAGGAAACATGGTTGTAATAGCAGGGAGGCCTGGAAGCGGTAAAACTGCAATAGCTCTTTCACTTGCCATTGATTCATGTAGACTTGCAAAGGTTCTATTTATTTCTTTGGAGATGTCAAAAGAGGAACTTGCAAAAAGATATCTTTCGTTTATTGCGAATGTAGAAAACTACAAAATCAGAAGTGCAAGATTAACAGAAACTGATTTAAAACAAATCACAGAACAACTTTACGGAATGAACATGGACTTCTTTCTTGACGATGGCAGCAATAGTGATATAAACGACATTGTGGCAAAGATAAAACTACACAAGGCTAAACATGGTCTTGATATAGTTTTCATTGATTATATGCAGTTAATTAAAAGCCATCAGAAAGTAAGAGAGCAAGAGATTGCACATATCAGTAGAACGCTTAAACTTTTAGCTAAAGAGTTAGGAATTACAATAATAGCACTTGCACAACTTTCAAGAGAAACTGAAAAACGATCTGAAAAGAAACCAATGCTTTCAGACTTAAGAGAGAGTGGTCAAATTGAACAGGATGCCGATATTGTTTTGTTCCCTTTTAGACCAGCGTATTACTCAGACGATAAACCTGAGATTGAAATGGATGCTGAGTTAATTATAGGCAAGAATAGACATGGGCAATGCGTATCTGTACCGATGTCATTTGAAGGACGTTACACACGTTATAAAGAAATACTATGAGAGTTTTAATAGCTTGTGAATATAGCGGAGCGGTTCGTGACGAATTTATTAAACTTGGGCACGATGCAATGAGTTGCGACCTATTGCCAACTGATGTACCTGGACCACACTATACTGGTGATGTGTTTGATATTATCAATGACGGATGGGATTTAATGATAGCATTCCCACCTTGTACACATTTGGCATTAAGTGGTGCACCACATTTTGAGAAAAAAAGGCAAGACGGTAGACAACAAGAAGCCTTAGAATTTGTAAAGACTTTGATGTTAGCACCTATTGATAAAATAGCAATCGAAAACCCATTAGGTATAATTTCAAGTAATATAAGACCACATGACCAAGTAATCCAACCTTATGAGTTTGGTGACCCATTTCAAAAGTCTACTTGTTTATGGTTAAAAAATTTACCAAAATTAACTGCAACTAATATTGTTCAAAAAGGAGAATTTAAAGAATGGATTGATAAGAAAACTGGTAAAAAGAAAAGACAACCAATGTGGTTTTTTGAAGCCTTAAATAAAGGAGATTTAAGATGGAAAATAAGAAGTCAAACATTTCCAGGAATAGCTAAAGCAATGGCACAACAATGGAGCAAACCAGGATTAATACAAGGGAAACTATTATGAATTACGAATACGAATACATTAAATTAAAAGCAGCACACACTCGTTTAAAAACAACCTACGAGAACAAGCTTGAAAGTGCTAAGAGAGAAATCCAAGAGTTAAGACAAATAATCTTAAAACCTGAGCAGAAAACAAAAAAGGTAGACAAGAACTTTGATGAACTTCTAAGAATAGTTTGTCAGGAGTCCAACGTAATACCTAAAGACTTTTTCTCTCGATCAAGGAAGCGTGAGTATGTAATAGCAAGAGCGATGTTTTGTTTCTTCGCTTACAACGAACTAAATCAGTCACTAAAGAAAATCGGTCTATATTTAAACCGTGACCACTCAACAGTCATTCACGGCAGAGATATGATAGGAGATTACCTTGACATCAATATGAAGTTTGAAACGGCAATGCATAACAGAATTAAATCACGACTAAATGCGATTCCTGACGATTACCTTACGGAGGTCACGAGAATATCTCCATATTTGTCTTAACAATGAAGAAGAAGTCATCTACTATTGGAGAAAGTACACTAAGTTAGGATGGGAGTTAGTGTCAGTTGACGAATCACTTACCACTAAGATAGTGTGGAAACAATATTGATAACTTTGTCCAAATTAAAAAGAAATTTGTTAAATCAAAAAGCCAGAAATAATATCGGAGCTAACGCAGTCTACCTGGCTGCGTGAGTTCTGCATAAAGATTGCAGGTGAACTTTCATCAGACTTATATCAGGAACTATTTGTAATTCTATGCGAAAAGACGGACGAATGGATAGAAGAAAAATATAAGAGCGGTTATTGGGAAGGCTTTGTAATTCGCATCTGTTTAAATCAATACTATGGCAAATACACTAACTTCTCAAAGAACTTTGTTAGACCAATAGGACTATATGATACTGAAGGAATTGAAATCATAGAGGAAAACGATTCGATGTACAAAGAGGCACTATATAGCACTATTGACGACATTGTAAGTTCTAAAGAATGGTATGAGCAAAAGATTTGGACATTGTACTGCGAAGGCGACACTAAACTTGAAATTAAACCACGATCGGCAAGAAGCATAAGCAGAGCAACCGATATTTCAAGACAGGAAATACTCAGAGTAATTAACACGATTAAAAAAGAAATAAATGAAAGACTTGTTGCAAATTTTGGGGATAGCATCGATGAGCATTATTTGGGTGCGTGAGTTTGGCTACAGATTCAAGAAACCTTTATCATGTGAGTTGTGTTTATCTTTTTGGATAACCCTATTTTGGTTTCATTCCATCGAGGGCATTCCATTGGCATTTTTAGCAGCAGCAAGTGCAACGATTATAAATAAATACTTATGACACAAACAGCAGTAGAGTGGTTATACGTTAAGATGTTTGAAAACAATGGTAGAATCACAAAAGAAGAATACAACCAAGCCAAAGAAATGGAGAGGGAGCAAATAATAAAAGCCTATCAGCAAGGCGTAACTGATGAACACGCTGACACAATAACATTTACAACTGAAGGCGAAGACTACTACAATACATTATGACACAAGAAGAAATAAACTACATTATCACCGAGATTCAACCACACTTCACTAAATGGAAGCATAGTGGTTTTATGAGGTTAGCACCAGAGGACTCAGTTAAAGTCAGAGACATATATTTTAGAGAGATGAGCAGACCAATGCCTACCTGCTCTAATTGTTTCGTTGAGAGTCTATATTCGTTAATTGTAAGAGCAGAAGCACAACAAGAAATTCAAGCAGCTACTATTGCAGATGATGAGCAAAAACCAAAAAGAAAGAGAAGAACAAGTTAAATTTGCTGAGTACTTAGCACACAATGATTATGTACTTTACGATGTAGTCAGAGGTGTTAGTTATTGGAGCAACGGAAAAGAAACAAAAACAACAAAACAACTTTTAAGGGAATATGAACTCATTCGGAGGACTTTGGAATAATCAGCAATGCTTTGATTACGAAATGCGTAATGGCATACATTTAGACAACCCATCATTCGTAAATATGTATGACGATGTTGTAAATGAAATCACAACTCTGTTAGATATTAAAACACACACAGACTTAGGCGGTGGAGTAGGTGCTTATTGTTTAGCAATGAAGAAAAAAGGCATTAAGACTATTTACTACGACCTGAATGAACACCACTACGAATACGCTCATGAAAGAAATGTTGCCGATGAATATCATATCTGTGATTTTACAACAAAGAAAATCAAGGCAGACTTTGTTTCTTGCATAGAAGTAATGGAGCATATTGAAGATGACAAGTTAAAACCATTCTTGGCTAATCTAAAGTGTAACTACTTTCACTTCAGTTCAACTCCTCATTACTCTAATTTTGACAAAGAATGGGGACACATCAACATCAAGCCTGTAGCACATTGGGTACACTTATTTGAGCAATGCGGATTTACTCTATTGCTGGAGATGTCAAAGCCTACAAAGTGGAGTTTATTATTTAAGAAAAAAATGAACTAATAGTACATTATGTTGTTTGAAATTAAATTTGCTGAGTGGATTGCTGAGAATCATTGGACTTGCTGCGATGAACACGACTTCATTTACTATTGGTGTTCTGAATCCAAAGGGATGTCACAAGTACCAACAGATTTACTGTTTGATATTTTTTTAAATGAAAAAGCACACTAAAATATATTTAGAGTATTTCGGTTACGATGAAAGCAGTTGGATTGCTTGTGAGATGTGTGGTCAAACTGCAGTCGACATTAACCACATAGATGCAAAAGGGATGGGCGGAAGTAAACTAAAAGATAACATCGAAAACTTAATGGCAATGTGCAGAAAGTGTCACATGGAATTAGGCGATAAGAAAGAACACAAAGTAATGCTTAAAGTAGTACACCAAGTTAAAATGAATGAAAGAAAATGAAAGCAACAATAGAATTTGAACTACCTGAAGACCAGGAACAATATAACTTCGCTAACAAAGGATTTGACTACTTTTGTGTGCTATGCGAAATCGATGAGTTTCTACGTCAGAAAATCAAGTATAGCGAACTTCAAGAGAACGAATATGCCCTACTTGAAGACACAAGAGAGCAACTAAGACAGATGCTATTTGAAAGAGGAATAAGTCTGTAATAAAATTAAAATGAAAACTTATATAGTACTAACAAAGGAAAATAAACAAGGAGAAATCTATATTAAGATAGGCACAACCAAAGGTAATATTTTTGAAAAGTCTAATGTCTATTTACGACACAATCCAAATATACAAGCATTCTTATACAAGGAAGGTGATTTTAAAGATTATTACAGTCCATTTGAAGATTGGTATGATACAAGAGGTTGGATAAAAATTGATTTTGATTCTTATCCTAATTTTGCTCAAATGCACATTGCAGATATAATAGAAGAGTTAATGGATGATGAAGGTTTTAAACATTCTTATTTAGAATATTCGTCAATGAGAAAACCGCAATTTGATATTTCAAATCCATATGCTTAAAACATCGGATAATCATCGGTATGAAATTAGAAAAACAAGAACACGGAGGAGCATTGGTTAGACCAGAAAAAGGTCAAACTGCAAACCCTAACGGCAGACCTAAGAAGTTCACTACTCTGATGAAAGAGAACGGCTACTCACTTTCTCAGGTTAACGATTCAATTCAAGTCATTATGTCAATGGACGAAAAGCAAATAAAAGACGTGCTAAAAAACGATGAGGCAACCATGCTTGAAAAGACAGTTGCAAAGGCTATAATAAAGAGCTATGAGAAAGGCTCACTCTATTCAATGGACACGCTACTATCGAGAGTGTACGGCAAACCAAAGGAATCAGTAGAGGCTACAGTAGAAGCGAAAGTAATAAATGTCACTTTAAACTTAGATTAATGAGCGAAAAGGAAGCAATCATTCTACTAATCTACTACAACGATTGGAGACGAGGGGAAGACATAGAAATGCCGAACCCAACTCAGATAGGAATAGCACTTGACACAATTATAAACGAATATTTTAAAAGAGAAGAACAAATGAGCAATAAAGAACTATTAGAAAATTTTATTGAATGGATTCGTCAACAAGACAGTTTGTATATTTTAAACGAATCCGATGAAATCATTAAAAAATTCTTAAACGAAATAAAAGAAAAATAAACGAAATGGAAACAACTTACTTAGGTAGTGCCTGGTCTGATGACTACGGCTTAAACGTCAGCATCAACATCGAGAAACTAAACGAAGCAATTAAAAGCGGCAAGTTAGAAGTAAACAAATATGGTGATGTTAGAGTGCGTGTACAGAAATTGAAGCAACAGAACGAGAAGAGCAAAGCGACTCATTCGGTAGCAGTGCCAAAGCCAAAAGAACCCTTTTAATGAGAGTAATTTGTCTACTTGACGGAGCAAATGGAGTGTCCTTTCATAGATTGTACACTCCCTATCTTCGTTTACAACAAGACCACGATATTACTGTTGATGTCAGCTTGAATAATGCAGATTGGGTAAACCTCGACTATAGCCAATACGATTGCGTTATATTCAATCGTTGGTTAGGACGCTATCAGTACAACATTTTACCACTACTTGCAAAGTACAAAGTGCCTTACATCGTTGACCTTGATGACTATTGGGTACTTCCGAAGTACAATCCAGCGTACAAGTTTTATCGTGCATACATTAAAGACGGAGTTAAGAATGCTTTAACCTATGCCGATGGCGTACAAGTTACGACTCCACAACTTGCTGAAAAGATAAAGGAGTTTTACAAAGGCGACAACATTACGATAGCTGAAAACGCAGTAGACTTTACACAGAGTCAATGGAACGTAAATAAAGACCATACACCGACTATCGGTTGGGTTGGTGGAATAAGTCACGTTGAGGATATAAAGTTGTTAAGTGGTCAAATTAGACCAATTTGTGAGAAGTACGGCTATCGCTTTATAATGGGTGGACACCACGAAAATAGTAGAATGTGGGCAGAGATGGAGAAAGCTATAACAGGAGAAAGCCAAAAGAACCGCCCAAGTTGGTTTGAAACAAGAGTAGGCACAACACCTGATAAATACGCTGAGATTTATTCTGAGATTGATATCTGTTTAGCACCCTTGACGGCTCAGACATTCAATCGCTACAAGTCAGAGTTGAAGATTGTTGAGGCTGCTGCTTACAAGCGACCTATTTTAGTTTCAAGTGTAGAGCCATACACGAACCACAAAAGTAATTTAGGAGTTTTCTTTGTGCAGAATAACGATTGGACTACACCGTTAACTCAACTGATAGAAAGCGGTAAAAGTAAAGAGGTAGGTTTGATTAACTACAACTACTGCAACGAGCATCACAACATTAAAGAGATTAACAAAAAAAGAATAGATTTGTTACAGAAAGTATGCAAATAAACTACAAACGACCATTTTTAACGAGTTATCAGAAAGCCATCTTAGATAGTCCTGCACGTTACACGATTACGGCAGCATCGACTAAGACAGGTAAAACTGCGTCTCATATAATTTGGTTGTTTGAAGAGAGTTTGAAACTAAAAGAAAACCAAGCGGTGTGGTGGGTTGCTCCTGTGTACCAACAAGCAGAAATAGCATTTAGGAGAATGAAAGCACAGGTCAACTCTCGTGACTTCTTCCAGAGCAATGAATCAAAACTTGTCTTGACCACTCCCATAGGCTCAAGGATAGAGTTTAAATCTGCAGAGAAACCTGATAACTTATACGGTGATGACGTTTTCGCAGCAGTATTTGATGAGGCAAGTAGAGCAAGGGAAGAATCATGGTACGCTTTACGTTCTACGTTGACGGCTACCAAAGGCAAGTGCAAACTAATCGGTAACGTCAAAGGGAAAAAGAATTGGTTTTACAAGTTAGGAGAGAAAGCAAAAGGAGGCGAACCTAATCTTGAATACTTTAAAATTACCGCTTACGATGCAGCGAAAGAGGGCATCTTAGATTTAGAAGAAATAGAACAGGCAAAGCGTGACCTACCTGATTACGTTTTCAAAGAGTTATACCTTGCTGAACCTGCTGATGACAATTCAAACCCGTTCGGGTACGATAATATAGAAAACTGCATAATTCCTACCCAATCGGGTATAGTTACGGCATACGGCATTGACTTAGCAAAATATACGGATTGGACGGTTATAATAGGACTCAACGAACAAGGCAATGTATGTCACTTTGAACGGTTTCAAATGGATTGGTCACAGACCATGACAAAGATTTCTAACTTAATCGGAAACACTCCGACCTACTTAGACTCTACTGGTGTTGGTGATCCAATAGTTGAGCAGCTACAACGTAAGCACCCAAGAGTAGTAGGCTTCAAATTCACATCACAGAGCAAACAACAACTTATTGAAGGGTTGGTTATGGCAGTACAACAAAGGCAAATCGGATTCCCTGACGGGAACATTGCTGATGAAATGCGTAACTTTGAGTTTGAATATTCCCGCACAGGAGTAAAATACACTGCACCACAAGGACTGCATGATGACTGCGTAATGTCGTTGGCGTTAGCGTGGGATTGCAAACAACACAACAAAAAAGGATTATTTTTTTATGCTTAACTGGAACAATATTACAATCAAAAAACTACAAGAGATTAACGAGATAGACAAGAACTGCAACCCTATTGAAAGAACTGCATGGGTTGTATCTATTTTGACTGAAACGCCCTACGAAGAAGTGGAGCAATGGACACTTGACAAATTAAAAGCTATTGACCTTACTTTTCTTCAAGAGATACCAAAAAGTAAATTAAAATTCACCTTTAAGCACAAAGGCAAGAGATACAGACTCGTTAAGACTGCAAAAGAAATGAAGGCTCACCATTTCATCGAATTGCAGGAGCTGATGAAGAAAGATACTATTGAAGTGCTGCCTGAAATAATAGCTTGTCTGTCTTATAGTGTCACGTTTTTTAACAAAAAAACTGGACATGATGACTACGAGCAAAAGGTAAAAGACTTTGCAGATTTGCCATTGGTGAACTTCTACAATTACGCAGTTTTTTTTTCTCAACTTTATCCGAAGTTATTAGAGGCTACCCTAATCTATTTGAAGGAGAAGGAAGCGAAGATGAAGGAGATGCTTTCGGATGGCTTGGACTCATTGACCGATTAGCAGGGGGCAAACGTAATGAATGGGATATCATTCTTAACTTGTCATTAAAGGAGTTTTTGAACACTCTTTCGTTCCATATAACGGTAAAACGACAACAACAGAAGAGACTTGAAAAGGCAGCACAACAAGGTTTTGAATCTTATGTGTGTGCTTGTTTAAACGAATTGCTCTGATTTGGGACACTTTAACTTAAAAATTATTTATGTATAGATGGCTTTAAGTTTCAAGCACCAACCAACATCAGGCACAAGTTTTCTCCCTGCATACAACGACAACATTTATGTCGTGTCAGAATCTGCCTCAGGCACTTATTCTCAGTTCAATTTCAGATTTAACTGCGTAATTCAAGACTACGGTGGAGGCGTTCCATTTTCTATCACAATGCTCAAAGCACCTATTTACTACAATAGTACAAACAAAGGTGTTTTTAACATTGGTCGTGTCCTTGAAAACTATGTTAGCTACGATTGGCACTACAACGATAGTGCAGCAAGTGGCTGCAATAATTCAGTTTTTGCTTATACTTCAAAGTTTGGCTACGAGTATAGCACAGGGGCAACATCTCCGATAGTGTTATCTACAGGAGTAACTAACGAATCTGTGAGAAAAGTTTGGAACGCTGCATTAAGCCCTGAAGAGTTAATGAACTACGCTGAATCTGACTACAGAATGGCAACAGGCTCAACTGCAAACTTCTTAACGCATAACCTAAATAAAAGAATTCACATTGATCAAAAAGATTGGCTCTATGCTCTTCACGCTGGTGTACTTAATCGCTTGGATGTTGTTTTTAGTCCAAGTGGTTCTACGACTATCACTGGAACGGCTCAGGACATTACTCGTTTTCCGATTGGGGCAAACATACCAGGTGGCATACCTGTTGGAACGAAGTCATACACTATTACACCCAAGAATTCCGCAGGAACGACTGTAGGAAGTCCGTACACAATTACTATCGATGACCGATGTAGCAAGTACGACAACGTAGATTTATACTTTTTGAATCGATTGGGTGGCGTAGAATCGTTTAGATTTGATATGCTGAGAAGACAGAGTGTAAACTACAATCGGAAGTCATATAATCGAAATCCATACACCTTAGACAATACGGCTATCACTTACACTTACGACTCAGAAAGCCATTGGAAAACGGACTACTACACAGACGAAATTACTCGATTTACTTTAAACTCAAACTTTATTACAGAGGCTGAGGCAGATTGGTTAAAAGAGTTAATAGGCAGCCCTTACGTTTGGATGTATGACGGCACTTTAAAAGCGGTCAACATCAGAACGAGTGAATACGAAAGAAAATACCACGTTAACGACAAGGTGTTTAACTTGACCTTAGAAGTTGAAGTAAGTGCAATGGACAAATCACAACGCAGATGATAGAAATAATAGCGGAAGGTCTACAGTTAGAGGTAGGCGGTGACTTACAGATATTAATCACTCGCCAAATAGCTGACATAAGAGAGCCTGAGAAAAGAACAAGTGATTGGTCAAAAAGTTTTACTCTTCCCGGTACTAAAGTAAACAACAAGTTCTTTAATGCTTTCTTTGAGGTTGGCAAGTCTACCATCGGCGGTAACATTCAGCAGATATCTGACTTCAAGGTAAACAAGAAGGCTCAATGCACAATCATTGCAAACGGAATGGAGCAACTCAGAGGATTCCTGAGATTGACTGAGGTTACGGTAAAAGGAACGAATGACATTGAGTATGTGTGTACGGTTCACGGTGAGACTGCTGACCTATTTACCAATATAAAAGACCTTAAACTCTCTGACCTTGATTTCTCTGAGTACAACCACGTTTTAAACCGAACCAACGTCATCAATAGTTGGGACACACAAATTATCGTAAATGGCACAGGGGTAACCTTTGAAAAAGGCAGAGGCTATGTTTATTCTCAAATGTTTCCAAAAAGGGAAACCAAAGGATATAACTCTAATGAGTGGTCTGTTGCTGACCATACGCCATGTCTGTATGCAAAGACCGTAGTAGACAAGATATTTGAAAATCAAGGCTACAGATATACAGGAGATTCCTTTTTTAATAGCACACGCTTTAAAAACCTAATTATACCTTATACCAACTACGGATTTAATGTAAGTGACGCTGAAGTTGAAGATAGGATGTACAAAGCACAAGTCACAGGTGCAACTACTCTTTCATCACCTGGCTTTGGACAGATAGGCAATATTTTTCCTGCAGCAAATGACTCAACAGGAGGCAACTTTGACAACGGTGGCAACTACAACACCACAACTTTTAAATATACTGCTCCTGTATCTGCAAAATATGAATTTGGCTTATACATAGATGGTAGCTTTAACTACACTCGTACAAATAATGAGCCTGTAATAGGTGGTTTTGCAATTATAAAAAATGGGGCTTTAGAAACCTTTATAAATGTAACCACTACCATCCAATCAAATCAAGCAGTATTTGACCAAACGGCTACGGCAATAGTAACTTTGATACAAGGAGATGAGGTAGAAATAAAGTTTGTCGGGTGCATTGTATCTAATTATTTATTTCAGCCTACTATTAACCTTACAAATAACTGCTATTCTTATGTACTTAGCACGGCATCAGGGTTCTTTTACGATAACCCTGTAGACTTTGCTTCTTTCTTTGTAGGTGATTTCACACAAACAGAAGTCTTGACGAATTTCATCAAGATGTTTAACTTGTACATTGAGCCTACACAAGACTCAAAGGTTTTACGTATAGTGTCTCGTGATGACTTCTACTCAGGTTCAGTTGACTATTCCCAAAAGTTAGATTATTCACAACCTTACGAGATTGTACCCTACGGAGACTTACAAGGCAACCCTTACAAGTTCACTTACAAAGAAGGCAAAGACGAAGAGAATAGCATTTACAAGACGCAGACAGAACAAATCTACGGTGAACGCACATACAGAATAGATAACGACTTTGTAAAGCAAGAGAAAAAAATAGAGGTTTCATTCGTACCTACTATGATGACAGAGGACTTTGGAACTCGTAGATTCTATTCTATGTGTACTACTCCCGATGGTCAAATAGGTGAACTTAGAGTGCTTTACTTCTATGGTGCAGTAACTGTACCTTTTTACTATCTCTACAACACAGGCGGTAAAACACCAGGAGACATCATCAATAAGTATCCAATGACGCTGCACATTGACGATACGGCAGACATGAATTTTGATCTGAACTTCGGAATGCCTATTTATGTCGACACGAAGTTAGGCATTGAATACACGAATCAGAATCTTGTCAATTTATACTACTACAAAACACTCACAGAAATAG